ACCGCCCTTTAACGTATAAAACCTGGCCACGCCCAGAAGGACGTAACGCAATCTTACCGTTTAAAAGACTCCCGTGCACGAGAGCAACAGCGCAACCGTAGAGGTTGAACCGCCGCTTCCGTGCCCTTTCAGGTCCGGCTATTGAATCGGCTCCCACGCGGAGTGAGGGAGGCCTGGCTGACCAACGTCGATAGACGTAGGGGCCAAGACCCTCAACCCCCGCAAAAGCTGCCGGAACCTTTATCCCAGCATCATCCTGCTCCATCACTGGAACGGGTAGATACTGAACAGACTGAAGGAGTAGACGCATAGTCCGAGGTAGTGATACCTCGTGTTTTGCAGACCATCTCATCAACCTATTTATGAGGGAGTAACGCGACTGGACGCTATTTAGTGTCTTGCAATAGACACCACGTACGTCCGTACCACGGAAATAATCGACTCCGCAGGACTCGCGAAATGGTCCTTTGTTAAAGGACTTGTCACTATTCACGGAGAAGCCTAGCAACTTAAGGTTCTGGCAGACGCGGTCATACGTGCTGGATAGCACGATGATATCGTCTCCAAAAACACCGTAGTTGTCAAACCTGACCGTCCCATCTGCTTGACGGGACCAACCTTGGCACGCCTTTCTGGGGCTAATACCAAGAGTTTCGTAAGTAGCAACAACAACACCTGCAAATAACAATGTTTGCAGAGGGAAAGTATAACCATTCCCCATGGTAGACAGCATGTGCAGCTCAACGGATTCCCCTGAAGGGACCCGTACACGATGACTACGCAGGCCATACAGCAACAGGAAAACTTCCTGAGGCAGCAGAGCCTTAAGCATAGTCATCGACAATGAATCAGAAGCCGAGGCGAGATCGATCGTTCCGAACGATTCGTCTAAGCTGCCTTGACGGCAGAGGCCCTGATTCAATAGTGGTTGTTGACTAAGGTCAACCCCACAAAAGGAGCGTAAACGCTCCTCGAGCACACCCGCAACGCCTAACTGAAAAAACATGTTAAGCGAGGGTTCGACACATATTGTCCGACTTATGTCGACATTCTTTGGGGCAAAAGATAGAGAACTGCCATCCACAATGGTATAGTGGTAGGAGAGCTCACGGTTAAATTCCGCGAGCGACCACCACTCTGAACCATGGGTGAAACGCTTATAGACGTCTCGCAGGAACCTACCCTCATGTGTACACGTCAGAGTTGAGTCGAAGTGCTTCGTATAGAAGTCTTCGCCTCTGGCGCGAGCGGAGGCACCCGGACCGGCTTTCGCGTAGTTGAATACACTAGGCCAGTCGAGGATATGCCCGTCACTCGAGGGGTAGAAGAAGCGCCACAGAAACCGTTGAAGGTTACCGAGGAACTCTTCGTCCCATGTGTTTAGAGAAGTAGGGAAGCTGTACCGTTCACATAGATTATTGATCTGAGTGAACTTAAAGAGAGCCGCGGCATCAGCAGACCCCGTTGAATCATCCTCAAATTTCTTGAGGAGGCTACGGGACAACTGCAGACACGCGACCGACTTTGATGTGCCTTCGTGTAGACCTAGACGGTCAAACATAGGCGAAGCATCAGACAGGTCCTGAAGCAGCGAACTAGATAAAGAGCAAGGGTGAATACCCATTTGTCAACTCCGGTTCGTCCCTCTCGCGAGGGACTCTTACTCTAATCGTCTCAATCACCCACCCCAGCTACCACTAATAAAAGGAGTAACCAAGGCAGATAATCTACAACGATCACGATGACTTTGACGCAGGTCTTAAAGAGACCCAGCGTTGACCGTGTCACCGAACCCAGCGGATTGCTGCGAAAGCGCTCCGAAATGGGCAGAGAGTGCCGCGCGCATGTTTGCTGCGTCATACGCCTCAGCGCCTGCCGGACATTCAATTTCAGTCCGAATGATGCAGGCGATTGGCGGCTGATTCAACGCTACAATGAGGCCCTTGCGGGTCACACACTTGTAGGTGTTGCGCGGGTACTCCGAGTACCGCCCATTCAGCCCCAGCTGACCAAGGAGTTTAGTCACCTTGTTTCGCCAGAAGCTGATAGTGAACGGATCGGCAGCTGTGTGCACTCGCACACCGGTCTGCGTGCCAGTCAAGGCACTAACATACCACTGCTTGGCATTAACGTCGGGCGCCTGGTCGGCGACGACGGTATACCCCGGAGAAGTGAGGCCGGTCTGAGCGGTCCCCGTAATTGCGGTAAGTGCAATAGACATGAGGTAAAACCTCTAAAGGAGTGATTGAACCCTAGCGAACTAGGGAGTTGATCTTCAATTGATTGGCCCTGCACTGCGCCCACAAAGCAGTCGTATTCATGGCTTTAATGCCAAGTCCCGGTATCTTAAATGCCAGCGATGGCACGTAGACAACCCGGGGCGTACGCTGAAAAGTGGACACAGTTAGAACTGCAGTGCCAGGATTGCCATCCGAGCTAACTACGCCTAGAGCCGCATCAGGCTGCAACAGAGGAACTCGCCATTGTCCCGAATGGGTCCGTTTGGACTCCACTTTGGACGACTGGTAAATCCATGTCACAGCAGCGCGGTTAAAGCATAGCGCATCGATCACCTGCCCAACATTGGAGAAGTAATCGATAAAGAAACTGTACGGAATGACCTCCCAAATAGCAGGAACGAACTCGCTCAGGTTGAAACCTGAACGGGAACGCAGATCTGCATTCTGGGCTTCACTCGATACAACGACTTCACCCACAATATGACACGAGGATTTCAAAACCTCGGTATCATACTGGTCCCATTGCATAAAGCTCGATAAGCTGGAGACGAAAGGTGCGAAAGATCTGCCGGTTTCGGTCTTTGATTTGGCCTTCACCCTAGAATAGGTGGGACCAATCTCAAACTTACTATTGGCAAGTGCTTCCACAGCTCCGTCTATATCAGACAATAACGGCTTCCAGCCGAACTGGGCTTCAAGGTAAGTCCCCGAAATCGCCGAAAGGATGGCCTTTCGACGACGCTTGGACTGCGGTGGTTTCCCACGCGCAGCCCTCCTAGCAGCAGCGACGACAGCATTCGAGTAATTCTCGATACTGTCTCGCAACGACTGTAGTGGGTTTCTAATCATATGAATTACCTGCCGGATCTCCGCCAGGGCGGACAAGCTCCGAACAGACTGAAGTTTGGCATTCGCCTTCTTCACGAAGTCTTCATATGTGCGGTTGACAAGATCTTGGTCAGCACCCGCTACTGGTGGCCACGTGAGTGACTGCAACAAGTAGCCATCTGCATAGTAGTACCGGTCGGGAGTAGCCAGAAAACCATTCTGGACCACCTTGCCATTCCCAGGTTCGCGCTTCACACTATAATACACCGCGGAATAATCCGTAGCAGCATTAGTGTGTTGGGCTATCTGAGCTTTCCAAGATGGATTGTCAACACCAGTTTTGGAGTCTATCCACTGAAGAGTGGTAGTTCCCTCGGTGACGCTATCGCCACCGACACTGTCTATGCGTTGCCGCATAGTGAAGTTGAAGTCTCTCCTTTGAGGTATGTCCTTGTGCATATGTTGGGTCCTGATCGGGTAATCCCCGACGTGATCAGCGGGAAAGAAGGTTACAAGGTTTCCAGGCCTTGACCAGAGAAGAATATCGTCGGAGGCATTACGCCCCTGGCGATCGACCTAAAGCCTATACGGCTATGGTCTTCCGATACTTAAGATAACAGAGGCCCTGCCCCAAGGTATCGCACCTTGGCCTGAGGGTATTAGCCACGTGTTTGGTTTCAACATCGGTAAAAACCGCTTGGTTGACTATCCAAAGCAGAGCTTGCTATCTCGAGATATCAGAAGGGCCCCGAAAGGGGC